ATGACTAAGGGTGGTAAAGATTGGTCAGCATGGAGTTCTGTGAACGGACCACGGTACCAAGAATGGTACAGCAAGTATCCTTGTAAGTCCTAAAAATTAAATAAAAAATACCCCTTTGGAGTAATCCTTGGGGGTATTTTTAATTTTATAATTACTTTAATAAAGCACGGTATATAAAAAAGTCTACGACAACCTCATACATATTATACACTACTATAATGTTTTTTTCTGATGGTCAGGGTATTTAGTTTCATCTGTATGTGTACCGCTAAAATAACGTCTACCAGCAAGATGCGGCTTTGTTTTATCTATGCCAAGTCTTTCATCAGAAAGTCTATTCATTTCTGAAACCTCGTTAGCATGTAGTTGTTTATCAAAAAAATCAGTAACTAAGCCTATTTCAAACCCTTCTACAAAGTATCTTGGAATAGGAATAAAGGCTCCTATTGGGTCTCCCCTTTTTATTGTTATTTTTTGGTTTGGAATTGTGATTTTAAAGTTAAACGTAAAGTCTCTTCTTATTTGATCTGTTTCTATTACCCCAGTCATGGCGGAACATCCAGGTATAAAAAGGTTTGGAGGCTGTATGGTCATTATATTAATACCAATTGGAGTTTTTAATGAAAATAAATTTTGTACTGTTACAATACCCTTGCCAAACCCATTTTTAATTATTTGTTTTTCTTGATTGTTACTATTTAAAAAAGTAACAGTAGCCTCATTATCAGTTCCATCCCAAAATACCTCAAAGTCTCTTAATGAATTAATTACAAATCCATATTGATTTCCTATTATTAATGGCAAGCAATAATAAAAATGAGAGTTAAACCATTCTCTTTTATTTTCCCCCTTTAGTGGCTTTATGATTTCTTTATACCACCCATCATTATCTAATGAATGGGGAACTACAATGATTTTATTTTCTGGGACCTCGTGCCCAGAATCATTAATGTATGGTCCAGTTATCATAATAATTTTTATCTAATGTCCAAAAAGATGCAATTGTATATCTTATGCTATTTTCAATTTTTGTAACTCCGTGATAGTTGTCTCTGTCTCCTGGATGTAGTGCTAGTCTACCAACTTTTGGCTCTACAAAAAAATTATGATCTGGATAATATGTTTGACCACCAGAATAGTTACTATTCAAATAAATAATTGCTCCAAAGTCTCTATGGTTAAACCATGTTTCTCCATCTAGATCTGCCATATCGTCAGAGTGTGGGGCTTGCTCCATTCCTGGAAACCATCTAACTATTTGTGTTAAATCTGGATAGACTTCATTATTTAAATTATATTCTTTAATAATTGTTTTTTTAATTTTATTTCTTATACTATGCAACATTTCTCCAGCAGTTTTATCAATTTTATTATATATGTTTATGGCATTTAAACATCTATTATCCCAAAATTCATTTCCACCGTTTTCCCATAGGTCTACGCTATTAACTGTATTAATTAAAAAAATACAATCATTTTCTGATAAAAAATTGTCAACTATTTTAGGATTAAACATTTAACTATACTTCGTATTTTTTTCTAAATGATTCTGAGTGATATGTTGGAGAGTCTGCTCTATGTGCAAACTCATTTCTATCTGACATAATTACAAATGAATATTTTATTCCGTCATTTGTTACAGGCTCTGAAGAGTGTGCATAAGAATATGCAGAGGGACAAATAACAAAGTCTCCAGCAGTTGGCTTATATTTTATATCAAATAATTTAAAAAACAACTCCCCACCTTCATAATTATCATTTGGGTATCCTACTGAAGAAACTGTACATCTATATGGATCTCCGTCATCAGTATGTACCTTAAAATATTCGCCCTTGCCATATCTAACTATGTTTATGCATTCATAATATTCTATTTGTTTTAAAAAGTTTTCACTAATATAGTGAGACATACAGTTTTTTAATGAGTCCATAATTTGTTTATGTAAATCAAGCATATCTGATGAATATTCATCTCTAGGCTCAAGTATATTTTCTTTAATTTTAAAATCTTTACATTTTCTGTAATCTAAATTTGTATCTCCATAAGAAACTCCAGCCTGACTCCATTTAAATCTAGTTTCTGGAATTGATAAAGCATTTTCAATTCTTTCTATGCAATTCCATTCTTTAGGTATTGCATTTTTATAAACATATATAGATGGTCCAAGAATTTCATATTCTAATTCAATTTCTTTATTATTTTTAAAGATGCTAGTTTTCATTTTTAACCTATTCTGTTTTTTATTTTAAACATATTAAATTAATTTTGAGGTAACTCAAAAGTTTCAGTTTCTGGATTATAAATACTACCAAAAGTAACAGTTCCTCCTTGGTCAACAGTTTGACCAGATACGTCCTTTATTGTTGGATTACTCATTAAAATTGAATAGTACATTTCAGTAGCGCCTATTATAAAAACAACTTCGTTATCAATAACAAAAGCCACTAAATGTGGGGTTTGGTCTGTTATCAAACTTGTTAAATTTCCTAAATTTGGTTCTAGGTTTTCACTCATTTTGTTCTCCTTTTATTTTTTACCATTTGCCTATAGGGCATTTAGATGGTTTTAGTTGTGTTTTTAATTGCATAAAACATCCACATTTTTTACATTGTTTAGTTGTTTGCAATAATTCTGGACAAGATAAACAGATACTCATTCTAGATTCTTTAATCTCATCAGAAACTTTTTCTATATTCAAATTAAATAAATCTAGTGGAGTTGTCCCAACTTTTTCTTTATATTCTTGCCATTTACTTTTTATCATTTTTACCCCCATATTAAGTATACACTATTAAACTATATTGGTCAAAGTTTACCATTAATAATTAACAACTGCAATCAAGTAATGTCTGGTAAACATAACAACTTTCACAATATCTTGTATTTCCAAGGTTTGAAGTTTGTGTTCCAGTTGCACATACGTACTCTGTTCTTTGACATTGTGCAGTACATTGAGTATAACTACGGAATCCTGTATTGCTACATGCCCCATAAGTCTCTGATGGAGGTGGGAATGAAGGTGGTGGTGGAAATGAAGGTGGTGGCGGTGGGAATGAAGGTGGTGGCGGTGGTGGGGTTGCACCTGCTGGAGAAACGTTATTACTTGCTGATGAAAAATCTGAATCTAAAACAGTATTACTTAATTTTACTGTAAAACTATAAGATGTTCCATTTGATAATCCAGTAACCGTAATTGGAGATCCAGATCCTGTATTAGAAATTGAACTTGGTGAAGAAACTGCGGTATATGTTAAAGGAGAACTAGGCTTACCAAGATATGAAGGTGCTGTAAATGTTACAGTTGCTTGTGTGTTACCAGCAGTTGCAGTTCCAATTGTTGGTGTTCCTGGTTTACGACCAGCAGATGATAATACGGGTCCTAGTCTTGACATTATGCAACTAAGTCTCCAAGAACAACCCAAGAGTCGGTGGCACGCTTAATGCATACGGCAGATGACCATTGTGCTCTTAATTTTAATCCTGGAGTTCCATTTACTGTTGTTGTTCCAGCATCTGTTGCTGCTATAGTTACCTGTCCAGCACTAGTTTGTAAAATTGTAATTTGTGCTCCCGTTGCAAATGCGGCAGTAGCATTTGTTGGAATTGATAATGTTGATGAAGTTGACATTTCAATTATTTTTCCATTATCGGCAAGCGCAAGTGTATAAGAAGATGCGTATGTACTTATTGCAAGATTTATAATTGGCGCCGTTAATGTTTTATTTGTAAGTGTTACGCTATTTGTAAGCGTAACGTCTGGAGTTACCCACTGTAATCCAGAGGCTGTTGCAGAGTTAGCCGTTAAAACCTGACCGTTAGTGCCTACAGATAAAACAGATAATGTGTCATTTGCTGAAGCAGAAAGTAAATCTCCTTTTGCGGCAAAATCTGTTTTTAATAATGCAGTTGAAAGATCAATAGCAGTTATTTGATTTTGTAAACTATTAATTGTATATGCAATAGATGGGTTTACTAAAGAACCTTCAGAAGCATTTGCGGGGTTATAATTTTCGTCGCCATAATGATATAGGCGTAAGGCTGCCTGAATATCGGCAGCGTTGGACAATCCTGGAATTTTAGTTGGTACTAATGTACCTATCGATTCTGCTGCCATATATCACCTCTCTAGAATTATATCACAAAGATATAGTTTAAGATTCTTCATCTACTCCAATTATAGTTATATGTAAATGTGTCGTTACTTGACCTTCCAGTACCGCCCAATCACCATATGGGCCAGAATCAACATCTGTTCTGTGTTCAACTGCTTTAAAGTTTATTACTAAATCTTCTCCATCTCCAACAAGTGCGGGTATGCTCATAGAAGAAGCAACTGGATTATCATTTACAATATTATATTGAACACTAAAATTTTCAGCAACTAATGGTGTAGCGGTAAGAGTAACGATGTCTGAAATTGGAATAGTTATAGAAGCCTCTCCGCCAGAGTAGGTAGTTAAAAAATTTTTAGAATAAATTGTTGGGTTTAATTCTAAAATCTCAATCCAAGTTTCTGCTCCAGGTTGTGAGACATATTGGTATAGATATCCATAATCTGCACCTGGTGATGTATTAATATATAAATCATTTAACCTTGGCTCTTGTCCAATTTCAATAACATTTGGATCGCCTACGCCAACAAATATTTGGCTACCCCTAGTTCCTGTTGCACCAATATCTGTTAAAAGTTCTATAGTTTCGGGGGGGCCTAAAACTGTAATATCATCGTTATCTAATAAAACATCAGGCATTACACTGCACCTGTAATATCATCTGTTACTGCAATAATTCCTTTAAGTAAAGTATAAATATCTGTGCCATTTGTAATTTGAACATCGTATACAAAACTACCTGAACTTAATGTTCTTCCAACTGCTGGAGTAATTGTGCAAGTTACAATATCTGTTGTTGCATTTACCACTGCCGTGGCTGCAGTTTGAGTTCCGCTTGGTCCTACTTGATTTGCAATTGTAAAAGCAGCAGTATAGTTTAATAAATCAAAAACCTGACCATTTGCCGTCTTAGGGCGAATCACAAATTGATATGTGTCGCCACGGTAGTAATTAAAATTATAAGTTCCTGGAAATGCCATTATTCCTCCTAACTCATTATACCATTAAGAATTAACCCTGGTAGAATTATTTTTTTACTTTAAATACTTTTTTACCAATTTTAATAATTGGTGGAAGATTATCCTTTTTCGCTGATATTTTTACTATTGGCATTATAGACCTGGAGTTACATCACCTAGCACGCATATGGTTCCAATTACTGGAGTCCATACTGTGTCTGCGTTTGCACCGCTACCGCCTTCAATTATTACTTGTAAATCAAACTGTAGTTCGGCAACAATTGAGCGGTATTTAGTACCACCCCAATTTTCAGTAATGTTTGCTG